ATGGAGTTGTTCACCACAGGCAGAGTGCTGATCGAGCGTCAGCCTGAAAGCATGCGCGAATATCAAACAGGCCGTGTTCCCGATGCCAGGCAGCCACTGGCTGAAAACGAGCAGTTGCGAAGCTTCTTTTTGAATGAAAAGGTCCTGACTGCTGCTGGTGGTATTAGCGGGCTTGATTACTGGTTGCTGAAGTATGGAGGAGGAAATTGCCAGTACGCTCATAGCGATTACCACTATCACGAATTAACCATCATGCACCATGAGCCGGGTTCCATTTTACTTTGTGGTTATTGTGATAACCAGCTGCGTGAACAACATACCGAGGGTCTGGCAGACCAGGCCTGTAATAACGTGGTTGCCTATGTGCTGGATTCTGTCCGCATTTATCTTTGCCTGGACAAAAGCCGCGAGATCTCACTTGCAGAGCTCTGCTGGTGGGCAGTACGTAAAGGGGTTACGGATGCACTTCCAGAATCATGCGTTCGTGAAGCGCTTCGTTTATCTCAAGAAAGCAAGATTGGTCGCGAAAGCGATATTACGCCTTCTGTACCGGCCAGTAGCATCCTTTGGGAATTAGTTTCAGCTGTTGACCTGCCTGATGCGCTGACAGAACCGCTGGTGGGCGTGATGGTGGATCCGGCGCCGCCTCAGTCTTTCATGCGTCGACCGAAGCGTCTGCGCTGGGAAAGTCGCAATTATCTGAATTGGGTGAAAACACAGCCCTGCGAATGCTGCCAGCAGCAATCAGACGACCCGCATCACTTAATCGGATGGGGGCAGGGAGGCATGGCAACAAAAGCTCACGACATCTTCTCGATTCCACTTTGCCGAAAACATCATACCGAACTTCATAACGACCGCCTGGCATTCGAGCGCAAATATGGCTCGCAGCTGGAAATGATCATTAGAGTGCTGGACCGGGCCTACGCGCTCGGCGTTCTGGCGTAAGGAGCGAACAGGATGACACCACGTCAACGCCGTAATCATATTGAAGCGCTGGGCAAAGCAGCGAGTGCGCCGCGTAAAAGCTGGCTGGGTAAAAGCATACTTCTTACAGGTATTCAGTCGGCATGGATTAAATCATTGCTGACAACATGGGGCGAGGGGGTAAGCGGTGGAACAGCCCCACGATTGCCTCGCGCTCATGCATGCTGGGATGTACTTAAGGGCGGGCGATGGTCGGATAAGGCATTGTCTCGCTTTACAACTGCACTGGAACAAGCTCGAGCAGAGGGATTCAGAGGGCCGCAGGCGTTAAATCGTGCTCACGCCATTTTGTGGCCACAGCCCGCCACCAGCATCATTGATGAAGCTATGCAAAATGATGACGTTGATTTTGTCGAGCAGTCAGTGCTACAGGCGCTTGATGTAAATGACCCGGTTTATATCGTCGGTCTGCAGTATTACACCACACGCAAAAAAATCTCAGACATTACGCGGGAACTACAGTCTATCGCACCGTGGCTAACGGATTGGGAGGCCAGAAAACGAGTTCGCTGGTGCCTGGAGATATTCAGGGCGAAGGTCTTTTTATCTACGCGGAAACTCATGGCTGAGCAGAGTTGAATGATTGGGTTTTAACTTTTCGTGCTCTAATTCTATTTATATATTGAAAATGAGCCAGGAATTTAGATAATTCATTCATGCTTGGCAGAGCTGCGCCGCGATGGCAGCGAACTAAAGCGACAATTTGAAAATAACAAAAGCCCCGCCAGTCGGGGCTTTTGCTTTACGGCGATACGACAGGGGTATTCGCGAGGTGCATTGCATCAGTACCCCTGTCATATCGTCGGTTTTCATAAGACCTTATTGTTGCAAGGGTAGTCTCGCTTGTGTATTATCTCGCTCCCGGCCATTTAGAGCCGTGGTTAGAGCGTCTACTCATAATCGCCCGGTCGTTGCTTCAAGCCCAATAAGGGGCACCAGACCGCCATTAGCTCATCGGGAAGAGCAGGCAGCATTGCTGTTGTTATTGTGCGAGATTCGAGGCCCCGATGGCGGTCCAATGCCGACTTAGCTCAGTAGGTAGAGCAACTGACTTGTAATCAGTAGGTCACCAGTTCGATTCCGGTAGTCGGCACCATTTAGAATTCTTTAACGCAGGATAACCAAACTTTGAAATTTAACCCTACTCAGTCTGCCTGATAGGCGTCATTTGTATTGTGGTTTCGCTATGTGGTACTGCTTTTCTTGTCCGGAGCATTTTATTCAGTTCGTTTTGAATGAACGCTGCTATTTATTAGACCGCTGCATAAAAACTGACCTTGGGGTTTAGTGTTCATTCAAAAGCATCTCGTCGAATCCAATTTATCAGGGGTGGTTTGTTGGATGAGATGCCTCTCAAATTTATGCATTTAAGCGATTATGTGGCTTAAGACTCCAGACAGTAAGGATAGATGCGATATTTGGCATGCAAAAGCCAGGGAAATTGAAAAGAAAAAAAGACGAGGGACTCTACAGGCGACATCACATCCCTCGACAAAAAATTCCCTTCTACTTCTTATTAGATGAGAACGGGGGGAGTGAATTTAGGATTTAACAGTAAAAAACGCAACGGTAAAATGCATAATTTCTGTTAAGTGATTGAAAATCCGTCGGCAATTGGCATCTGTTCTGTTTGACCGGCCTGTTGAGTACCCAGTAAACTTTGTTTGTGGTGAATCCCCCTAAGCGGTGGGGCGTTCCAGTCAACTGCTGTCTGCAGGTATGCGCGCGGCTTTACTGACCAAGGGTAAGGTCACCGGGAGGCACCCGGCACCATGACAATAACTACAACCAGTTTAAAACTCTTTGAAAGCCTGCCAGAAATCGTAGGCTATTTTTTTGACGGGATTAGATTGATTGCTAATATGTTATTGTGAGTTATGCCACCTGCGACATGTTTCAACTATGACAATTCGCCTTGATACAGCGTTTTGTTTAGCAGCCTGTATACCTCATGCCTACCTTACTTGCTTTATAAGTTTTTTCGCCTGCTAATGTAGCAGGCTTTTTTTTTACTGATATATTCCAGTTCAATGCTACTCTTAAATGGTAGATCAACTCATGCTGTAAGGGCCTTATAAGCATTTGCCTCATTGTTTTGGTTCAGAGAGGTGTGTATGAATCTTGATGCATATCAGAAGCTTGCCAAACATTTGCTGAGACTGGTTGAAGTTCAGAAATTAGAGGGTAAAGACTACTGTGTAGTAGAGCATAAAGTACTATGCATCACTGCCGCGGCAATTGAAGAACTCTTGGCCCAGCTTAAGTTGAACAAAGAAATAAAAAACAATTAACTTATCCACCTTATTAAAAAACCACCTTTAATGGTGGTTTTTTTAAGTCTGTTAACACTCGCAGCGTGCGAGGTGAGAGAAATGAAAATGAATGACTCAGGAAATATCTTCACGCAGTTCTTTGCGTGGGTAGCTGCTGTGGCCTCAGCTATTGGATTTACCACTCAGGATCTGGTTTTCATGTTCTTTGGCGCTACCGGTTTACTTATTTCTCTTGCCTCCTACGTCAACGGGCGTGTTGATGCGCATCGCAGGCATAAAGAGGACGAGAAGCGAACAAAAATGGTCAATGACTACTTGAAAGGCGTTAGTGACAAACCCCTTCACGAACGTCCTGCTGCTGCAAGCGTGGTCGTTGAGGCATTACAAAAGGAAGGTGAGTGATGGGAACCAGAGGAAAATTGAGTGCGACAGTTCTGGGGCTGGTACTGGCTGGTGCGCCTGCATCAGTCATTCTCGATCAGTTTCTGAAAGAGAAAGAGGGTAACAGCCTCACGGCGTACAAAGATGGCAGCGGTATCTGGACTATTTGCCGCGGTGCCACAATGGTTGATGGTAAACCGGTTGTACAGGGCATGAAATTGGCTCAGGCAAGATGCAATCAGGTGAACGCCATCGAACGAAATAAGTCTCTGGCGTGGGTTGACCGCAATATTACGGTACCGCTTACCGAACCGCAGAAAGCCGGGATCGCATCTTTCTGCCCGTACAACATCGGACCGGGTAAGTGCTTTCCGTCCACGTTCTATAAGCGCATTAATGCCGGTGACCGAAAAGGGGCCTGTGAAGCTATCCGCTGGTGGATTAAAGACGGTGGGCGTGATTGCCGATTGACCAAAGGTCAGAAGAACGGCTGCTATGGGCAGGTCGAGCGGCGCGATCAGGAAAGTGCGCTGGCGTGCTGGGGGCTGGACCAATGAAAATTAATCCGGCTCTTATCTGCGTTGTCGTTATTGCTGGCCTTTCGGTCGCTCTCGCTAAGAGTTGCTCAAACGCCAGTAGCCTCCAGAGCGATAACGACGTTCTGCGAAGTGACAACGCTTTGCAGGGACAGGTGATTGCTACACAGGCATTCAACTTCAATCGATTCAATCAGGTTGCAGAACAAGCCAACAGGCTTAACTCCCTGGTCGACACCAGCACCGAAGAAACCGTAATCGAATACCGGGAGATTCTCCGCCGTGAAAAAACCTGTGATTTGCCTGTTCCTGCTGACATTGCTGGTGGGCTGTACGAATACGCGTACCGTTTACGTTCCAACGCAATGCATACCTATACCGACGGAATTGACGCAGCCAATGATCGTTCCGCTACCGCCAGCTCAATAACGTATTGCCAGGCTGTTTTGTGGATTAAGCCGCTGCTGGCTGTAATTGAAAAAGGCAACAACAACCTCATGGGGATTCGACAAATTGAGCTGGAAAGAAAAAAATGAGGATGACTCGTCCTTGAGCGCACGGGTATTCCTGAACGACGACTTTACCTGACATAGCAAAGCCTGAAATTAATTTTAGAAAACAGTGGGTAATTATCAAGCGAAGCGAGGGAAAAAACATCCCTTCTGAGACAAGATCCGTAAGTTCAGAAGGGAGACCAATCTGGTCATCATTACAAGGAGACTCAAACTATAAAGGAAACTGTATGGGAAAACATACATATTAGAATAACTTTATAATTTAAAGGGTTTTAATTTAAAATTAATTAACATGATAAACATTTAAGCAAGGCTTTAATTTTTTTTGTTTGGATACGAATAATGTTAATTTTATACTAGATTAAAAGTGCACATGCGAATCGACATTTCTGGCACTCAGTGGATCCCCCTATGCGGAGGGGCAAGCAGTCAATGCTGGACTAACGTTTGCGGACTTGAAGACTGTGGCAAGTTCACCGGGAGGCACCCGGCACATGAATGAAAGATAAGGGAATATATAATTTGTCGACCAAGGTGTGAATCGCTACTTACTGCTAGACCCAGCCAGTTCTGTCCGAGCTGGCTTTTTTTTGAAAAAATGCCCCCACGAGGGAGGCTACAGGAGTCTCAGTTTCACATGCTCTTTTTATCGATGTTTCCCTGGAGTTGGCATTCTCCACATCAGAGTCACGTTTAGCATGGCACTTAACCGGGATTTAACAAGCGTAAGCGGTTTGATTGAGGAATTAATTAGATTCCAGCTCAACTGGTTTTGGCCAGTAATTGTAAAAAAAAGCCCTCCAGTGGAGGGCAGCTGAAAAACGGATAGTTTCGTTTAAGGTGCTATTTTCTCTGGTGTTGGTAGGAGCCAGTTCAGAGAATTTTAAGGATGGACGCCATGACTGATTTAACAAGCGTAAGCGGCAAGTTTTAGGAATTACCTTATGTTATCCCCTGTGGCGGATAATAACTACAATGTCTCCACCCGAGGATATGACTGTCCCCCAAGGCGTCTGAGGCTCTATGGGGCCTTTCCGGCTATCTAACATCTTACGGGGCGGCGACCTCGTAGCCTCTCGCTGTTCATGAAGTTCTGACGGCAATCTTTGCTTCCTTTTGTATTGTAACTTTGTCTGATCCCTTACTGCAGTTATCTCATCAATTATCCCCTCTGGCGGATATAGCGAGTCTCGCTGGGATCGACACATATGAACAAATTTAAACATAAGGCTGGTTGTTAGTTATGCCCCCACGTATCAAAAGGCCATGCAGGCACAAAGGCTGTGCTGCCCTGACAAATGATTCAAGCGGCTACTGTGATGAACATCGGCAGCAGCATGCCGGTGAAGGATGGCGTAACTATCAGACCGGTAAAAGCCGACAAGAGCGTGGTTACGGGCGTCCCTGGGAAGTCAGGCGTGCACGTATTCTCCAGCGAGATAAACATATCTGCCAGGAGTGTCGACGCGCTGGTATAGCAACCCGAGCGAGTACCGTCGACCATATCCTGGCTAAGGCTCACGGCGGAACGGACGATGATTTCAATCTGGAGGCGTTATGCTGGCCATGCCATCGAACCAAGACTGCAAGGGAGCGCCTCCGGTGAAACTCGGCCAGTCAGCGCATGGGGAGGGGGGATCAAATCCTCAACCCCTTACGCTTTTAAGGACTGCCGCTCCCGGTAGTTTTTTGCGCGTGAGAAATAAGAATTTTTTTTTGATGATTTTTGAGGTGTTTCGCTATGAGTAACGGAGTGAGATCGCCAGGGGGAGGTCGTAAGCCGAAGAAGACCGGAACGCAGGTAAGTTCTCTGACTCGAGCAGTTTCACCGCCAGATGAACTGCTGGGTGAGATGGCGATCGATGCCTGGAAACGAACCTGCAAAATTCTGATTAACCGTGGTTCGTTCGAAATGGAGGACTGCTATCTGCTGATGGAATATTGCAATACGGTGCAGCTCCTTTACGACGCGAACCAGGAAATAAAAGCTGATGGGATTGGGGATGAAACTGCTGCTGGTGGGCAGAAAATGGGAGCCGCAGTAAAGGCGCGGGATAAGTATATCTCACAGCTTATCCGTCTTAGCGTGGTTTTGAAGCTTGATCCCAACAGTAGAGCCAGAAAACGCACGCCGGGCGAAGACAGTAAATCCGGCAATGAATTTGACGAATTTTGATTGGGGCGATGTTCCCAATTTTTAGGGACTTATTATGGCCGCGTACCCGAGCGTCAATATGGCGAACCAGTATGCGCGGGATGTGCTGAACGGGAAAATACTTGCCTGCAAGAGCATCCAGCTGGCATGTCAGCGCCATTTTAATGATCTGAAAATTTCTCTCGATAAGGATTATCCCTACCGGTTCGACCGTGAACTGGCGGAACGCGCCTGCCGTTTCGTTCAGCTTTTACCGCATTCCAGCGGTGATTTAGCCGGTCAAAAACTGAAGCTGGAACCCTGGCAGGCATTTGCATTCAGCTCGATTTTCGGCTGGGTTACGAAAAAGACCAAAAAACGCCGATTTCGCGAAGCGTATATCCGGGTGGCCAGGAAAAACGGGAAGTCGTTTTTCGCGGCAGGTATTGGCACGTACATGTTCTGCGCTGACGGTGAAAACAGCGCGGAAGTGTACTGCGGGGCCACCACGATGGCGCAGGCGAAAAAGGTCTTCACCCCAGCCAGGCAGATGGCAGACCGCCTTCCGTCGCTCCGCTCAAAATTCAATATCTCGGTATGGGTGGACAGCCTGACCCGTCCTGACGGTTCGCTGTTTGCACCCATCGCCGGAAAGCCTGGCGACGGCGACAGCCCTCATTGCGCGATTATTGATGAATACCATGAGCACGATACGGATCACATGTACGAGGCCATGACGCTGGGTATGGGAGCACGTTCGCAGCCGCTGACGCTCATCATTACCACAGCAGGTACGTCGCTGGAATCGCCATGCTACGACAAGGATAAGCAGGTCAAGGAGATGCTCAACGGGCATGTGCCTAACGAGCGCCTGTTTGGTCTGATTTACGAGCTCGATGAAGGGGACGACTGGACTGACCCGACCAACTTCATTAAAGCGAATCCGAACCTCGATGTGTCGATATCGTTTGACGATCTGCTAGCGGAGATGGAGGTCGCAAAACAGGTTCCCCGTAAGGTGAATGCCTTTAAAACGAAGCGCCTCAATATCTGGGTATCGGGCAAAGCGGCGTTCTACAACATGACGCAATGGCATGCTGCCGCCGATAAATCCCTGCGTTACGAGGACTTTGCCGGCGAGGATTATTACCTCGGTCTGGACCTTGCCCAGCGTCTTGATCTTAACGCTGGTGTTGGCGTTTTCGTTCGCGAAATAGAGGGGAAGAAACACTACTACTGCATCAGTCCGAAATTTTGGGTACCGGAGGACACGGTCCGGAGCACTGATCCGAAAATTGCCAAAACTGCCGACCGGTATGTGAAGTTCGTCGAAATGGGAGCGCTTGAAGCGACAGATGGAGCAGAAGCGGACTATCGCGAAATCCTGGCCAGCATCATCGACCTTCAGGAGATTAATAAGGTCCGCATCAGCGAGATCCCAATCGACCCCAGCGGTGCCACGGCACTCAGTCATGAGCTGCAGGACCACGGGTTTGAGCCAATTTCTATCCGGCAGGACTACACCAACATGTCGCCGCCTATGAAGGAGCTGGAAGCGGCGCTCGCTGGCGGTCGTTTCCATCATGACGGGAACCCGGTCCTGTCATGGTGTATTAGCAACGTTATCGGAAAAAATGTCCCCGGAAGCGACGATATTGTCCGACCGACGAAGGGCGACAAGCAGTCAAAAATCGACGGCGCGACAGCGCTGTTTATGGCTATAGGCCGCGCAATGCTGAACGGTCGGGCCAGCAATCAATCCGTTTATGATGAGGAAGACGTCGCATGTTAACGGCAATTATTACCTTTATGATCGGCCTGTTCGGCGCGGCGCTTATCTCGTTTGGCGCGTGGATGGTGTTTCCGCCTGCAGGCGTTATTGCAGCAGGCTTGTTTTGCCTTCTGGCATCCTATTTTGCTGCCAGAGCCGCTGCGCCTGCGAATGATTCTCCAGGGGGTAACTGATGTTCATTCCTCAGTTCTTCCGGAGCAGGTCGCGTCCGGGAGGGAGTAACTGGACAACGGTTCTCGGGAGCGTCAGCGCCAGCAAGAGCTCATCGGGCATGCTGGTGACGCCGGAAACAGCAATGGGTATCGGGGCCATACGCGCCTGCGTGACGCTCCTTGCTGAATCCATCGCCCAGCTGCCCGTCGAGCTTTATCAGCGCGACGAAAAAGGCGGTCGGCGCAGGGCAACGGAGCATCCCCTGTACGATGTGATCCATTCGCAGCCAAACAGAAAGGACACCAGCTTTGAGTATTACGAACAGCAGCAGGGCGTGCTGGGGCTTGAGGGGAACAGCTATTCCCTGATTGACCGGCACGGCAACGGCGATATCGCTGAACTGATACCGATAAATCCCAAAAAGGTCATCGTCCTGAAAGGGCCGGACGGGATGCCGTATTACGAACTGCCTGAGCTGGGTGAAACGGTGCCGATGCGCATGATGCATCACATCAAGTATTTCTCGCTCGACGGGTACATCGGCACCTCACCGATTCAGACGAACGCGGACGTTCTCGGGCTGGGCATGGCGGTTGAGCAGCATGCCGCGCAGGTGTTCGCCCGTGGCACCACGATGTCCGGCGTGATTGAGCGCCCCAAAGAGGCGGGAGCCATCAAGAGCCAGGCGTCAATTGACAAGCTTCTGGCCAAATGGACGGACCGCTATTCCGGAGTGCGAAACGCCTTCAGCGTGGCGTTGCTGCAGGAGGGCATGAGCTATAAGCAGCTGTCGCAGGACAACGAAAAAGCGCAGCTGCTGCAGTCGCGCCAGTGGACGGTAAACGAGGTGTGTCGGCTTTACAAAATCCCGCCGCACATGATTCAGCTTCTCGACAAATCGACCAACAACAACATCGAGCACCAGGGGCTTCAGTACGTGATGTATACGCTGCTGGCCTGGCTGAAGCGCCATGAAGCGGCGATGATGCGCGATTTGTTGTTACCCAGCGAGCGTCGCGACTTTTACATCGAGTTCAACGTCTCGTCGCTGCTGCGCGGCGATCAGAAATCGCGTTACGAGTCCTACGCGCTGGGCCGCCAGTGGGGCTGGCTGTCGGTAAACGATATCCGGCGCATGGAGAACATGGCCCCGGTAGATGGCGGCGACAAGTATCTGACGCCGCTGAACATGGTCGATACCAGCACCGTTCACGGGCTGGATAAAGCCACCCCCGCGCAGATAAGCGAAATCAGCGCAATCCTGCAGCGAACTGCATAAAACCTGATTATCAGGCTCTCACAGGTATAAAAATGTCGAAATTAATCAACCTGCCGCACCTGGCTGACCAGGTGTTCGGGGTACCTCACTACGCCACGCGGCAAATCATGGACTCGGTGAAGTCGATCCTGGTTCCTCGTCTGCAGGGCATGAATGTGGCCCCGCTGGAAATGGCCCTGGGACCGGATGAGTCACAGGAGGCGAACGAACCGCAGCAAAGTGGCGGCGGTGTAGGCGTTATTCCCGTTCACGGTATCCTGGTACCCCGGCGTGGCCAGATCGTGAATATGTGTACGGAACTGAACAGCTACGAGCGCATTCGGGGCCAACTGGCCGCCCTGCTGAACGATCCGGGCATTAAAGAAATCGTGCTCGATATTAACTCTGGCGGCGGCGCGGTATCGGGTTGCAAAGAGCTGGCGGACTATATCTATCAGTCGCGCAGCGTGAAGCCCATCACGGCCATCGTGAACTTCAGCGCGTTCTCTGCGGCGTACTTTATCGCGTCGGCCTGCAGCAAAATTATCGTCAGCGAAACCAGTGGCGTGGGCTCTATCGGTGTCATTCTGGAGCACATGGAGGCGTCGAAATGGGAAGAAAGCGTGGGGCTTAAATTTACCACGTTCTCACGCGGCGATAACAAGAACAACGGCTCCCCGCATGAACCGCTGACGGAGCTGGCCACGGCACAGATACAGGCGATGATCGACGGCGCGTACCAGACGTTCACGTCCTCCGTCGCGCAGTATCGCGGCATTGATATTGACGCCGTTATTGGCACTCAGGCTGCGCTGTATTTTGGTCAGAACGCCGTCGCGGCAGGACTGGCAGATGAGATGTCCGATCCTCAGTCAGCCATCAACGCGATTGCTGCGAAATACAAGCCCTCACCCCAGCAATCCAGTATCCAGTTACGTGCCGCTGTAATGGATCAGCAGGCCCGTATGTAACCCGACGCAAAGCGTCACCGTAAGCAGCCAGATGGCTGCTTTTTTTTATGCGTAAAAGAGAGAAAAACGATGAACAAAATCGAAGAACTGCGTCGCCAGCGTGCGGGTATTAACACTCAGGTTCAGGCCCTGGCACAGATTGAAATTAACGGCGGCACGCTGAGCGCGGAGCAACTGGAGCAATTCACTGGCCTGCAGGCTCAGTTTGATGAGATTTCAGCGTCTATTGAGCGTCTGGAAGCGGCAGAACGCCTCGCTGCCACCACGGCGGTTCCGGTGAAGGCTGCGCAGAACGGTCGTAATGCACCGGCTGTGCAGGTGAAAGCTGAACCGGCTCAGTACAAAGGCGCAGGCATGACCCGCATGGTGATGGCCATCGCGGCGGGTAAGGGCGATCTGCAGCAGGCCGCTTCGTTCGCTGCGGAAGACCTGAACGATCAGGGGCTGTCGATGGCTATCACGACCGCAGCCAATTCAGGCGGCGCGCTCGTTCCGCAGAACATGCAGAACGAGGTGATTGAGCTCCTGCGCGACCGCACCATCGTGCGTAAGCTCGGGGCGCGAACTGTTCCACTGCCGAACGGTAACCTGGCGATCCCGCGACTGGCAAGCGGCTCAACGGCAAGCTATGTCGGTGAAAGCAAGGATGTGAAGGCGAGCGGTGCGACCTTCGATGACGTCAAACTGAACGCCAAAACGCTGATCACCATGGTGCCGATTTCCAACCAGCTGATTGGTCGCGGCGGCTTCAACGTCGAAGAGCTGATTTTAGGCGACATCATCAGCGGCATTTCCACCCGAGAAGATAAGGCGTTCCTCCGTGATGACGGCACCAACGACACCCCGAAAGGGATGAAAGCGGTAGCTACAGCTGGTAGCCGCACGCTCCCATGGGTGGCGGACGAAGAAGTGAACCTGCAGACCATCGATACCTACCTTGATGCGCTGATCCTCATGGCGATGGACGGTAACAGCAACATGCTGAAGTGCGGCTGGGGTATGTCCAACCGCACCTACATGAAGCTCTTCGGCCTGCGCGACGGGAACGGCAACAAGGTGTATCCGGAAATGGCAGTGGGTAACCTGAAAGGCTATCCGATTGAGCGCACCTCGGCTATTCCGGCGAACCTGGGTACAGGCGGCAAGGAGTCGGAGATTTACTTTGCGGACTTCAATGATGTCCTGATTGCTGAAGACGGCGCAATGGTTGTCGATTTCTCCCGCGAGGCGACCTACATCGATGCAGACGGGAACACCGTTTCCGCGTTCGCGCGTAACCAGTCCCTGATCCGCGTCATCATGGAGCACGATATCGGCTTCCGCCATATTGAAGGCCTGGCGCTGGGTACCGGCGTTACCTGGTAAAACTCCGACATTCGTGATTAACAGCCCGCCCCGTGCGGGCTTTTTTACAGGTGAACATCATGGCTCCTAAAATCAAAAACACTCAGAAAGACGATACCGCCACCGACACCAACGCTGAGCCTGCAGTAACGACCGCAGCGGCGGCTGATACTTCGGCACCGGCACCAGACGTTAACACCGGTTCTGCAGGCGATGCCGGTGATGGTACCGAACCCGGTCCGGACGGCGACGATACGGAATCAGGTGATGATGCGAAACAGGACGAAACCCCAGAGGAACGTATGTCAAAACTGACTGGAAAAGTCGCTTCAGTACAAAATGGGCGCGTCGCGGTGACGTTCCTTGGTCCGTTCAGCCGCTACAGCCGTGGCGATGTGGCCTGCTTTGACAGCGCCGTCGCTCAGGACATGGTGGACCGAAATATCGCCGTCTGGGCAAAAGATGCAGAACGCGCCTTTCAACCGAATAAGGACGATGACGCGCATGATACTGACATTGGCTGAAGCCAAAACCCAGCTGCGCCTCGAGCTGGATTTTGATGAGCACGACAGCCTGCTGACCAGCCTGATTGACGCGGCTCAGCGCAGCATCGAGCGCAGCTACTACTGCAGGCTGGTAGAGAACCAGGCGCAGCTTGACGCACTGCCTGACGGTGAGACGGGTTACATCATTGATGAAGATATCAAGCTGGCCGCGAAGATGATGGTCTCGCAGTGGTATCTGAATCCCACCGGCACGGCAGAAGGTTCGCCGTCCGATTTGGGCGTTGAGTACCTGCTGTTCCCGCTAATGGAGCATACCGTATGAGTGACCCCCTGCGCCCCGGCGAGCTGAACTGCCGGATAACACTTAGCTATATGGAAACAGAACGCGGGGAGCTCGGCGAGACGCTTCCGGCCCGTGAGGTGAGCGCCGGAAAGGCCTGGTCCAAAAAGGAGCTGGTCTCCGGGCGGAAGGTCCGGACGCTGGACCAGCAGCAGGTCGTCGAAACGTGCCTCTTCACGCTGTACCCGCGCAAGGTTGACGTGGACTGGAAGGTATCGACAGCGGACCGGGTATATACCGTTCGCAACGTCGAGCGCCTGACGGATCGGATAATCATCACCGGAGAGGCGGATTCACGCCATGATCGAGTCAGCAATTAAAACCGCCGTCGAGCGGATTACCGGGCTGGATACTTACCCGCTGCTGCTTCCGGATACGGTGCAGGAAGGCGCGACGTTCCAGCGTATTTCCGACCCGCAGGTCGGTGACGGACTGAGGCGGACCGGGTTGTCCGAGGTCCGGATACAGATTTCGCTTTATGTTGTCGACCGGTACACGTCGCTGCTTCAGTTCGACGGTGCGCTCTGGACTGAATGGAAGGAAATTGTTCATGGCCAGCTGGAAGGTCAGCCCGTCCAGTACGTTGAGCGCGGAGGCATACAGCAGGGGAAAACCACGTTTCCCAACAACCGCATCCAGTACCGGCTGGTTCGCGACTTCATCTTCACCGTTCCGGAGTAAATGCCATGCAGATGGACATTAAATTCCCCACCGGGAAGGAGTTTGACCGGCTGCTGGAAAGCATCGACAAAAAAGTGGGGGTGAAACTCCTGCGCGATGCCGGACGCGCCGCGCTTGCTGTTGTCGAGCAGGACATGCGGCAGCACGCCGGTTTTGATGAGGAAAGCATCGGGCCGCACATGCGCGACTCCATCAAAATTCGCAGCACCAACGTGGCAGAGACCTCGCGCTATAACACCATCGTTACGCTGCGCGTCGGTCCCAGCAAAATTCACCACATGAAAGCGCTGGCGCAGGAGTTCGGTACCGTCAAACAGGTTGCCGCCCCCTTCATTCGTCCGGCGATGGACTACAACGTTCAAAAAATCCTTAAAGTGCTGGCCGCAGAAATCCGGCTGGGGCTCGAAGGGCGTTAGCAATCAGGAGAGAGTAAATGGCAGATCCAGAAATCAAATCCCCGTCAGAGTACGCGGTACTCCCTGCGGGTACCGAGGTTCGCTACGGTCAGAAAGGCGCGACCATTGCTACCGCCGCGCTTCTGCAGAGCGCGATGGGGATTGGTGCCACGGGGAAAAAAGGCACCTTCCTCGAAGTGACGCGCCTCATCGACACAGAGCCGAAATACATGGCCGACATGGGCGAGGGCGAGGATAAAACGCTCGTCTTCATTGACGATCCTTCCGATACCGTGCAGGAAGCGCTGCTGAGTGACGCCGATGCGAAAAAAACGGTGGTCTTCTTCATGAAGTTCCCCAACAAGCGCATTTCAGAAGTCGAACTGGTGCTGGCTGGCTGGAGCCTGCAGGCCGTTGACACGCCGAAAGGCAAAGTGCTGCAGGTTGAGGTCTACGGCAAGCAGAACAGCGTTAAATGGTCCGTTGAGCAGCCAGCCGGTGGCGGCGAGTAACCTTCTATTTCCCCGCGCCGGTCGCGGGGCTTTTTACTGATGAAACAGGATAAAAAACATGAACTACAAATCCCTTATCAACCCACTGAATACCACCGTTGAAAAAACGCTCCTCGGCCAGAAGGTGTATCTTCGCCGCCTGACCAGCGCCGAGCTGGATGACTATAACGACAAAGTTGAAGCCGGACGCCAGGCCAGGCTTCCGTCGCGAGAGCTGTCCGCGATGGGGGTCAACCTGTTTCTGGCGGCGCTGGTCAATGAAGACGGCAGCAAGCCAAAAGCCAGCGAACTGCCCACTGCAGACCAGCTGATGGCCGCCCACGCGAACGCCGATCTTCTCGACGCGGTCACACTCGTTCAGCGCCATTCTTACGGCACGCTGGAGGAAGCCACAAAAAACTAACCGACTCGTCCCATCTCAGGCTGCTGTTCATGCTGGCAGACCGATGGGACGAGCCGGACCCCCGCAAAATAGCCGAACTTCCGGCGAATATACTGACCCACTGGCAGGCCTATTTCGAACTCCTGAGAACGGAGGCCGAAACGTCAGCGCCGGTGCATTCTCCTCCGGTGACTGCTGCGCAATCTGAAAGCGACCAGCAGTTCGCTGACTGCTTCAGGATATTAGGACATGGCTGCTGACGTTGCGTCGTTGGCTGTCGCGCTGCATCTCAACTCCGCCAGCTTTAAATCACAGTTTGCTGATGCTATGCGAACGGCGGACAGCAGCGCCCAGCAATTTAACAGGAAAGTCCAGACGGACAATCAGAAAACCCGGCAGTCGTTTGAAGGGCTGGGCAAGGGGATTACCGGGCTGGACGCCGACTTTAACAAGCTTGGCAAAACGGTCGACAAACGGCTGACCGGGCTGGATGAAATGCGCGGTCTGCTGGCCAACATTTCAGCTGGCAGCACGGTTGCCGGAAGTTCTATCACCACGGCGCTGGTTTCGGCCCTCAGCGAGGGTATGAGCACCGCGCTGGATAACAGTATTACGGGCCTGAAATCCCAGCGGCAGGCCCAGATTGAGTTTACCCAGGCGCAGATAAGCGCCGCGCAGGGCTCGATAGAGAACGCCAGGCAGCTGCGTGCTGAAGCTATCGAGAAGCAGAACATCGCGGTTAAGACCATTGAAGCCGCCCGTGCCGACCGCGAGCGCGCCTTTGCGCTCGATGAGCATTTTGCCAAACAGGCAGAGGTGAACAAGCAGTACGGGCTGGCCGTCAGCTATGAGGCCGAGCACGTTAAAAACGCCAGAACCATTCAGGAGGCGAATCTTGCTGAAGCGAAGGCGAAGGGGAGTCTTGCAGAAGCGACGAAAACGGTGCTGGCAGCTGATATCGCCGAGTCTGCCGGTAAGCAGCAGCTGGCCACCTCAACGCGCCAGCTCGCCGTGGCCAGCCAGGAGTTATCTCTTGGCCAGCGAGCCGCTGCAGCCAGCGCAGGTCTGCTGCGCGGCGCAATGGCGATGGTCGGCGGTCCTGTCGGGCTGGCCGTTATTGCCGTCGCCGGTGCGGAGACTGCGATTTACTCGGCCTACTCCAACAGCGAAGCGGTCATTAAGGGGTATACGCAGGCGTTACAGAAATCCGGACAGCAGTCCGTTGTGTCGGTGATGTATCTGCAGAACCTGACCTCCAGCCTCGGTGATTCAGATCGCGCCGTAAAGGCGGTTACGGCATCCGTGTCGGCGGGTTTCGGCGGTAATATGCTGGAGCAGGTCGCCAGCCTCGGCACGCGAATGGAGGAAATCGGGCAGAGCTCCGACGATCTCGTGTCGCTGCTGTCGAGCCTGAAAGGCGATCCGCTGCAGGCGCTTCAAAAGCTGACCGACCAGGGAATTTTGCTCAACGGCAGCATGATAGACCAGATAGTCACGCTCGAGCGCCAGGGGAAAACCTCTGAAGCAACGGCGCTGCTGCAGCAGGCGGCGATGAATGACCTTGATACCAAACTCAAGGAGCAGGAATCGAATGTAGGTGGGCTGAAAAGCGCCTGGAAATCGTTGAAAGATTTTGTCGCAGATGCGTTCAAAACGATGGGAGATGCGCACATTGCCACCGCGCAGGCGATGGCAGCGGGTGCAGGCGTTGACCTCGATACCACTCCCGACCCGGCAATCAAGCAGCGTGAAGAGGCGGAAAAGCAATATCAGGCGCAGAAAAAGCAGCGTGAAGAAATTTCGAAGCGTCTGAAAGACGAAAACACGCTTTCAGGGCTGCTAAAAGCCGGGACATCGCGTGAAAAAGAGCGGGCCGATGCCGTTGCGCTTGTTAATGCCAATTTCACCAAAGGAACGGCTGAATACACGCAGGCAATGCGCGGCATCGACAAAATGTATGCTGAGCAGAAAAAATCCCGCGAGAAGGCGTACAGCGACGATGCTGCGACCACGCGGCTGAATCAGCTTAGCCAGGAAGAGGCCGCGCTGCGGTCCCAGAACGAACAGACCGAGACGCTGACGCAGTCGGAAAAGAAACTGGCGCAGTTCAACCAGGAAATCGCTGACCTCAAGGAGAAGCGTATCCTGACCGCTGGCCAGCGCAGCATTCTGGCGCAGGAAACGGAGCTGCGTCACCAGCTGGAGATTAACGCCAGCCTGGATAAAGCCAACCAGCAGCGCAAACTCGGCCTTCAGATTCAGGAGCAGAACCAGGAGCTTTACCGCTCAACGCTGCAGCTGCAGCAGGAATATGCGAACAGTGTCGCCCAGATGACCATGAGCTCCGATGCCTATGACCAGATGGTGGCAGAGCAGCAGGTCCGGGAGCGTTTTGCAAAGCTCCGGGAAGAGCAGGATAAAACGATTTCCGATCACAGTTCCGAACTGTACCGAAAACAAACTGAGGTGCTGAGGGATGAAGAGCAGAAGCAGCTGGAAATTGTCCGTAGCGGTGCAGAGCGGAAAAAGCAGGTAGAAGGGTCATCGTTTGACGGGATGAAAAAAGGGCTGACGGACTGGCGAGTTAACGCTGAAAATCAGTTCACCCAGGTTCGCGACATCGCCATAAACGCGATGGATGGCATGGGTACTGCCCTCTGGAATGTTGCGTCGAAGGGAAAGGGAGAGTTCAAATCGCTGGCCGTATCTGTTATCGACGATATTGGCAAGATGATCACGAAGATGCTGATGCTGAACGCTATCAAATCCGGTGCTTCAGCGCTGGGTGTGAGCAGCTGGTTCGGTTGGGCTGACGGGGGTTATACCGGCGACGGCGGCAAGCATGACGTCGCCGGTGTGGTTCACCGTGGCGAATGGGTGGTTCCGCAATCTGTGGTCAAGAAGCCTGGCATGCTCAGTTTCCTGAATCAGCTTACTTACGGTAACGGCTACGCCGAAGGTGGGCTGGTCGGTGGTGGCGTGGCAAAACCATCCGGAGATTCGTATTCGCAGCCCTCTGCTGGCCAGGGCAACGTCCATTTTTCTTTAACTATTCCGCTGCAGGTCATTCAGCAGGGCGGCGCGGGTCAGGAACCTTCCTCAAAAAGTCAGGAGCTTCTGACCAGCGAGACCAAAGCCCGACTCAAGCAGTTTGTTATTGAAACGCTTGATCGCGAACTGGCCAACGGAGGCATGATTGACACCAAAATGAGGACGGCCTGATGGCATTGCAGACGTTTACCTGGTCTCCGCGTAATGGCCCCGCGGGAGACTTTAAGTACCGAACCAGCAGCGTACAATACGGCGATGGCTATGAGGCGGTAACCGGAGAGGGTATTAACCCGGAGACGCAGTTATGGCCATTAACGTTCACCGGTATCAATGAGGATATGAAGCCGGTGCTGAAGTTTTTGCGCGAGCATGGCGAAGTCAAAGCATTCAAATGGACCAACCCGTTGGGTGAACTTGGTCTCTACCGCGCATCACAACTGAAAGTCACAGTTCTTGATTTTGCGCGAATGACTATATCAGTCACTTTCTCAACGGCATATCGGGCCGAGCCAATAGTGCAAAGCTAACCAATTAATTATTCATCCATTCATATGAAACCCCGGATTACGGGGTTTTTTATTGGTGTAGTGTCCTTTACGTGAGGAAGCGATGAGCATTACTGCTGACGATCAAAAACTCGAGCCCGGCAATCAGATCACCCTGTTCGAAGTTGACGGCACCGCCTTCGGTGCCGATGTTCTCTATTTCCACAATCACGCAGTAGCGTACACGGAAGAAGAAGTTCTCGCTGCCGGTGATGATGAATCGAAGCTACCGGGTAAGCCGATTTACTGGCAGGGCATCAGATACGATCTCTGGCCATGCCAGATTGAGGATATTGAAGCCAACGGTGACGGAACGCCTGTGTCGCCAAAATTATCCGTTGGTAATCTGGACGGTTCGATCTCCGCGCTGTGCCACCTTTTTCAGGATATGAAGCAGGCAAAGGTCACCATCCACCGAACGTATGCGCATTACCTCGATGCCAGCAACTTCCCGGACGGGAACTCCCAGGCCGATCCGACAGCCGAGCAGCTGGAGGTGTTTTACATCGACAGCAAAACTGCAGATAACGAAACGGACGTTCAGTTCAAGCTGAGCTCGCCTGTCGACGTGACCGGGCAGAAGGTTCCGGCCAGGCAAATGACCAGCCGCTGCGCCTGGTGCCTGCAGGGCCAGTATCGGGGTGCGGACTGCGGTTACACCGGCACGAAGTATTTCGACAAGTTCGGCAACCCGGTTGATAACCCTGCAGATGATGTCTGCTCCGGAACGGTCGCAGGCTGCAAGCTGCGCTGGGGGGAAGATGAGCAGCTGCCGTTTGGCGGCTTTCCGGCGATTGCGATCACGAGGATTTAATCATGCTGAGCCAGCGACTTATTAGCGCCATTGAAAAACACGCTGCTGCAGCCTATCCCCATGAATGCTGTGGCCTGATTATTCGCGCCACTCGCCAGCGCCGGTACATCCCCTGCAGTAATTCACACAAAAATCCCTCTGAGCACTTCATGATATCTGCGCAGGCCTGGGCCGATGCGGAGGATATGGGGGAGGTGCTGGCCATCGTTCATTCACATCCGGATGCGGGGCCGCACGCTTCCTCCGACGACCTGAAGTCGTGCCATGACTCCGGATTGCCCTGGGTGATCATGTCGTGGCCAGGCGGTGAGTACACGGTGACAACACCGGCAGATACACCACCGATTCTCAAGCGGCCCTTTATACACGGCAGCTGGGATTGCTACGGGCTCATCCGGGACTGGTATCAGCAGGAGCGGGGCATCGAATTGCCTGATTTTCACCGTGACGACAACTGGTGGACGCGCGGCGAAAACCTTTACGTAAAACACTATGCCGAAGCGGGATTTTATTCTCACGCCGACGAACTGCAGGTAGGGGATGTGATCCTGATGCAGTACAAGGCAGAAGAAATCAACCATGCAGGCATCTATCTGGGCGACGGGAAAATGCTGCACCACATGTACGGCAAACTGAGCGAAGTCGTTCCCTACGGCGGCATGTGGCGCGAGAGAACAATGTTGACACTGAGGTACCAGAATGGCGATGAACACAGTTGAGAAAATCGTGCTTGTGCGGCTCTATGGCAAGCTCGGCACTTTATTTGGACGTGAGCACCGCCTTTCCGTTTCCTCGGTGCGGGAGGCTATCAGGGCGCTTTGTATCATGCTCCCCGGCTTTGAGCGCTGGCTCGATACGAGTGAAGGACGCGGCGTGACCTACAGCGTGTTTAACGGCTCCCGCAACGTGACTGCAGAAGAGCTGCACCTGAACGGTGTGCATGAAGTTATCAGGATTGCACCGGTCATTATCGGCAGTAAAAAGGCGGGAGTGTTCCAGACCATCTTCGGCGCTGTGCTGGTAGCTGTTGGCTTTGCGCTGAGCTTTACGCCAGCAGCAGTGGCCTCGCCGTTCCTCTACAAAATGGGGGCGGCGATGATGCTTGGGGGCATTGTCCAGATGCTCACGCCCAGCGGCACTCAGGGCATGACGATGGACTCCGGCGATTCCCGGAAAAGCTATTCGTTTGGCTCCCCAATCAACCAGTCTGCAGCGGGGAACGGCGTCAATCTTCTCTTCGGTAAGCGTCTTGTCGCCGGTGTTCTTATCAGCGGCGGCATCTACGCAGAAGAACAGCAATAACGCTTATCTCGCAACATGTTTAATTCTCCCGCTCAGGCGGGATTTTTTTTGCCCGGAGTTTGCATATGGCAGTAATCAGGGGTTCGAAAGGGGGCGGTGGCGGCGGTGATAAAGGCGGCAATCGCGGTACCGAGATCGCCTCCGTAGCGTACATGAAAATTCTGCTGGCGCTGACCGAGGGGGAAGCTGCAGGAGACTTTACCGGAAAAGATATTTATCTCGATGGCACGCCACTGCTTGATAATGCTGGCAACGAAAACTTTCCTGGCGTGACGTGGGAGTGGCGCAGCGGCACGGTGGATCAGGATTATATTGCTGGCTTCCCGGCAGTAGAGAATGAAATCAGCGTCGGAACGGAGCTGAAATACGGGACGCCGTGGGTTAAATCCATTAACAACACCCAGCTTTCTGCAGTACGCCTGCGGCTTAAATTTCCGAACGGGGTTTATAAACTGCGCGACAGCGGCGGGAAGGATGGCTACCGGATAGCGTTCGCTATCGATATTTCTACCGATGGCGGTTCCTACGTTGAATACGGCACGGATGAGGCGGACGGCATTGCCGCAGCCGGGTATGAGCGGAGCTATCGAATTGACCTGCCGGCAGCGGCATCCGGCTGGCAAATCCGCGTCCGACGCCTGACGGAAAATACCACTGATGGTCGGCATGCGGATACTTCGCGCATTGAATCAATGACCGATATTGTCGATGCCAAGCTGCGCTATCCGCACACGTCGCTGCTGTTCATTCAGTTTGATTCGAAGCTGTTTGACGGCAGAACGCCAAACGTCACCGTGGAAATGAAGGGGATAATCGTCCGCGTACCGGCGAACTACGATCCTGTTACCCGTGCCTACAGCGGCACCTGGGATGGAACCTTTAAGTGGGCATGGACTAACAACCCCGCCTGGATTTTTTACGATCTGGTGCTGAACAAGCGATACGGTCTGGGAAAACGGATCACGGCTGATTTAGTTGATAAATGGACCCTGTACCAGATTGCACAGTACTGCGATGCGCAGGTTTCGGACGGAGCAGGCGGGAAAGAGGCGCGGTACCTCTGCGATTTGTACATTTCCCAGCGTACCGATGCATGGACAGTGCTGATGGATTTGGCGAACATCTTCCGGGGGATGATCAGCTGGTCCAACAATCTTCTGTCCGTTGACGCCGATATGCCCCGCGAGCTGGACCCCGACTTTGTGTTCAACAAGTCGAATATCGTGGGCGCGTTTAACTTCTCCAGCACATCGGAAAAGACGAACTACTCGTCAGCAATCGTCACCTACAGCAATCCGGCCAACGGCTATCAGGACGATCAGGCCAGCGCCTGGGTGCCGGAAGTCTCTAACCGGTTCGGCTTTAACACCATAGAGCTGTCCCGCATCGGGTGTACGCGGGAATCGGAAGCGCAGCGGCACGGGCTTTACGCTATTGAAACCAACCGCGATGACAATGGCGTGGAGTTTAAAACAGGGATGGAAGGGCGCATCCCGCGTATAGGCAAGGTGATCGGCCTCAATAACGCCCCGCTGGCCGGTCGCGAGAACGGCGGTCGCGTAGCCGCAGCTTCCGGAACGAAAGTCACGCTTGACCGTATTACTACTGCGAAAGCGGGGGACACGCTTATCGTTAACCTTCCCACCGGCAAATCCGAAGGCAGGAAGGTGAAAAGCGTCTCCGGACGCGCCGTTACCGTTGATACAGCGTACAGCGTTACCCCAAATGCTGAATCAGCCTGGGTGCTTGACCAGCCTGATTTAGCCATTCAGCTATTCCGCGTTAAGCGGATTATGGTTAATTCGGATAACACGGTCACCATTAACGGCCTGCCTTACAATCCGAACAAGTTTCCGCGCGTTGATGACGGCGCGGTGATTGAAGACAGGCCCGTCAGCGTTGTGCCGCCACGCGGTCAGGGAATGCCTGAAAATATCACGCTCTCCAGTGTTTACCGCGTTGAACAGGGGATAGGCATCACCACGATGGTTGTTACGTGGGATACCGTCAAAAATGCCGTTGCCTATGAGGCGCAGTGGCGTCAGAACAACGGCGACTGGATTAACGTTCCGCGCACCGGCAACACGCGCTTTGAGGTTGATGGAATTTACTCCGGGCGCTACGTGGTCCGAATCCGCGCGGTTAACGCGCTCGATATCGCATCCCTCTGGGCAACGTCAGCTGAGACGGAGCTTACGGGTAAGGTCGGAAAACCACCTATGCCCGTGAATCTCGCCACGCAGCCGTTGGTGTTTGGGATCGGCATTTCCTGGGGATTTCCGTCCGGGGCGCAGGACACGCAGAAGACAGAAATTCACTACAGCGCCACGGCGAACGGTGATTCTCCGTTACTGCTGGCAGACGTGCCTTATCCCTCATCGACCTACCAGCAAATGGGATTGCTGGCTGGAAAATCGTTCTGGTACCGGGCAAGGCTCGTTGATCGCCTCGGCAATCAGAGCGACTGGACCGAGTGGGTATTTGGCCAGTCGAGCACAGACGTATCTGATATCACCGATTCCATTCTCAAGGAGATGGAGGAAACGGGTCTACTGAAGGATGTGGTTGAGAATGCCGTCGACAGCAATGAAAAAATTGCTGGCATGGTTAATGACATCAAACAGGCCAATGACGAACTGGAGCTGCAGGCGAAGGATATCGCCAAAAATGCCGAGAACGTAGGGAAGGTACAGACCAGCGTTAATGAGCTTTCCAGCACGGTCGGGGATGTTTCGTCTTCACTCAGTCAGCTTGAGCAAACGGTAGCAACAGAAGATGCCGCCCTGGGCCAGCGAATCGACAGCATCAGCGTGTCTATGGACGGCATGACGGGTGGGGTGAAGAACTCGGCTATCGCGATTATTCAGGGCAACCTGGCTCAGGTGGCCACGCGTAAATCGTTGTCGGCTTCAGTCGCCGGTAGCAGCGCACAGCTGGACCGTATTGACGAGGTTATCGTTAACGAGAAGGAAGCAACGGCGCGCTCGCTGCTGAGCCTGCAGACGGACGTTAACGGCAACAAAGCATCTATCAACAACCTGAATCAGACGTTCTCGGATTACCAGCAGGCTATGGCCACGCAGGTAAACAGCATCACGGCGACCGTTAATGGCCACACTTCTGCGATCACCACCAATGCGCAGGCCATTGCGAACATCAACGGCGACCTGAAGGCGATGTACAGCATTAAGGTCGGGTTATCCAGCAACGGCCAGTATTACGCGGCGGGGATGGGGATCGGCGTTGAGAATACGCCATCTGGGATGCAGTCGCAGGTTATCTTCCTGGCTGACCGCTTCGCGGTAACGCACCAGGCAGGAGCGACCGTTACGCTTCCGTTCGTGATTCAGAACGGGCAGACCTTTATCCGAAATACTGTGATTGGCGAAGGGACTATCGACAACACCAAAATCGGCAGCTACATCCAGTCCACAACCTGGGACGGCACGGGGAACGTTGGCTGGCACATCAACAAGTCAGGCTACGCGACGTTCAACAACGTGACCGTTCGCGGCTCGATTTACGCCACAAACGGTAATTTTTCTTTCAATGGCTCCGGCAACACAACGGTTATCAATGGTAATGGCGTAACCATCAATATACCGGGTGGTGGCCGGATCGTTCTCGGGACATGGTCATAAAATGCCGACAGGATTATTGATAGAACTTAATGACGGCGGGAAGCGTATGGAGATAACGGCGGGCCTGAGATGCCCGTCTTTTGGTGCCAGCTTCGACACCGGCTACCAGAAACCAAAGTATGTGGACATCGCTGGTTATGTTTCAGGGGCGCAGGTGCTGTTTATACCGCATGCTACCGCCTATGTTGATTCTGGGCTGTGGCATAAGATGAATTCCATCACTATCTCTGGTGGTCGTGTTACGCAAAATTCGAGAATGCAGGCGCTGGGTATAAGTGAGAGGGATAGTACCTATACCTTTCCTGGTAGTGTCTGGCAGATATTCCCGACAGGTCAGCGAAGCGGGGTGGGCCTGCTCATCAGCGACAGTACTGACTTCACCTCGATAACCAATGCCACGCAGTCAGGGCAGTGCATTTGGAAGGGTACAGTAAGTGTTCCGACCGGAGGATGGGCGGTTCCCACGATAGCAGGATACGACAAGTCGAAGTATGTCGTTTTCGGGCGCTGTAATAGCGGTAACACGATTGACTTCGACGGTAACACGGTCAGGTTCTTCAGCCCTCCGTCCACGAACGATGACGCTCCCGCAACTGGCACGATAGATATCGTTATCTTCGCCAGTGGCGTAGCGCCGCAGCCAGGAACAGGGCTCAATATCTTCAACGCTGCAGGAGCCTGCACGTTTTCAACGACAAGAAGGCCTTTCGTATACCTCAATCAACTCTGGACACCTTCAACAAGCGCCGTGAATATCGGCAGCGGGTATGTTCCGCTCGGTAGGTTTGGTCTGATGGTACATATGGTCAATGGCATGTATGTGTATCGGATGTTCGGAATAAAAATACAGAACGGTAACGCTTCAGTTCAGGGAGGAAAATATCTTGGGCGCGAGCAGTATGCAATTTGGGGTAATAACACGATAACGACGCTCAGCCTTCCCGTTCTTCCTGATATGTACGTCTGAATAAATTTCCTATTACAATAAACCTCGCTCCGGCGGGGTTTTTTATTGCCTGGAGAAAATATGCTTTATAACACTGGCACCATCGCCATTAACGGAAACACCGCAACCGGCACCGGCACAAACTGGACTGCACCCGCCAGCCAGGTTCGCGCTGGCCAGACAATTATCGTTATGTCCAACCCGGTGCAGATGTTTCAGATTTCATCCGTGAACAGCGCCACGTCAATGACGGTAACGCCTGCTGCATCACCGGCGCTCAGCGGCCAGAAGTACGGCATTCTGGTATCAGACAATATCTCGGTCGACGGTCTGGCGCAGGCCATGTCTCAGCTCATCAAAGAGTATGACGAGAATATAGGCGCATGGGAGACGTTCGCTACTACCTCAGCAAATCAGAGCATCACGGTAACTATAAACGGCACCCCCATGACTATCCCCGGCATCGGTAAGCTGGCACAGAAAGGGACCAACGGTGCTCTCCCGATTGACCAGGGCGGGACTGGTGCAACGAACGCTGCAGACGTTCGCACAAACCTCGGTTTAGGAAGTAGCGCTACAAAGGATATCGGGCAGGCGCCCGGTAATGTAATGGAAGTAGGTTCTTTTGGCCTGGGAGAGACTCTTGACGGCAGTAACCACGTTGTAGATTTGGCCGGTAACAATAATACAGGCTTCGGCTATTGGAGTGCGGCGGGTGGCAACGGGGTCATGCCTGGCCAGTGGCAGGTAGGATTCAATATCAAAGGCGGCGGAGTTGTTGGTGCTCAGTTAGTTTTATCAGGGTATACAGCCGTCCCTCGCGCTATTTTGCGTAGTAGATCATCACCCACGGCTTGGGCTAGCGCAGAGCTCTACACCACATCTAACACCACGAAAGCCAGTGATGGCACGCTAAAAGCGGCCTCACCAGTTGCCCGCATAGTAACGAGTCGCGATGCATGCCAGCGCGCTGACGTAGCCGAAGATGGTTTCTCCTGGTGCGGCTGCGGGACAGCAAACGCAGAGGCGGAGGGCATAACCCTTTCTCGCCTTGAGGCGGGTGTTTACCTGCTGACAGGTTCGGCAGGCCTAGCGTACGAGGGGTGGCAGTTACTGCCGCCGATGGACCCTGGCGGCATGGGAGAACTTGGTGTGGTTGAGGCAGAGCAAACCGACAATGGCGAGCTGACAATCCGCCTGTTTAAGCGTAAATACATGCTGGGCGATGACGGAGAGATCATCAAAACCAAGGGAGAACTGATGGATGTCCCGGCGAACAGCTGGATCGATGTGCGCCTGGATATGCCTGACGATTCCCTGTTTAACCAGCGGATGAGCCAGGAGCAGTAACGTTGATCACTTCCTCTAAGGCGCTGACGCGGACAGCCAGCGCTTTGATTGCCGCCAGCGCATCGAGCATCAGAGGATTGAGGTCAAGCGTCATTTTCCCCGACTCCTCAGCCGAGTGAACATATTGCGGATCTATCTTTTCCAGTTCCTGAGCAATGACGCCGCGGCGAGTCGTTTTGGCTTCATCTGCAAGGTAGTAGAAGGTCTTAAAGTCCATTGCCACGATGTTGGCCAGCGACACTTCTAAATCCAGATCCCCTGTCACTGCCTTAAAGTTAATGTCCGATGTACCCGCAGACTGCAGCTGCGCCCAGGGCACTGAGGATTTTGGAGTTTGAGGGTCAGTGGTTGTAAGAAAGCGGCTGAATACCGCACTACCGGAAGTAATCCACAATTGGGCAATTCGCTGTCCTGTGTACGAACTCTGGAACCCACAGCCATTCGCAGGAGCCCACAGAGTATTGCCATCAGCATCACTGATGAAGGATGAACTGGCATCTGTGGGCTTATTTTGGAGAACAGTACCAACCCCAAAAGCCCCCACCTGCATGACATTCCCGGCTACCGTTCCTACATCCTTTGTCGCGCTACTTCCCAAACCGACCTTTATCCATTGCTCTGGTGTTCCAACGGTGGTTCGTCTGCGCGTGTTTTTGTATTGTACAAAGAATCAGCTGGCATTTGCAGTCGGAGATCTATCCAGCGACCACCAGGAATATCCATCGGGTCACCAGCAGTAATCATCGCGGTTTCCACATCAAAACTGCGACGAAAGACAGAAACAGTCAACACACCATCATCTTCGGTCGTGATATCAACGAAACACAGAAAATTGCCGTTGATATCCTGGGGGATCTCGACTGTCCACCCTTCAAGACTAAGGCCGCAGCTCCCCATGACACGATAAACGCCCTCCATCTCTCTCGACGCAGAGACCCCTTCAGCTTCATCGTTACACTCAATCTCACCAGTTCCGAATAGCTTAACGACAGGAGAGGCCCGTTTGATAAAGCCGTTCGTGTCAACGGTGGTGTTTGACTCACCCCACCATTTTTTCCACGTCGCCCCGCTGGGATTTGCTGGATCAAATACACCTGTCCATAAATTATCCCGGTTAAAGGCGAGACCAAAACCGGCCGTCGAATAAACAGGAACAGAGACCAAACCGATAATAGAGTTTCCACTTCCAACTGGTGCACCGATGGTTGACGGCGGAGCTCCATCACCGCGCATACGATAAAGCCCGGCACGATAACCATCGGTCAGGCTTGCCAGTTGAGAAGCCAAAGACGAATCAGCGCCGATGCCAAAACCACCGACCTGAATAACATTGCCATTTGAGGTGCCAGTATCCTTCGTGGCCGATGTTCCCAAACCGACGTTTTATAGATTGCTCTCAAGCGTCCAGGCCGATAACGTCACCTGATTTTTTTGCAGAAATAATTGGGTGAAAAATATGCAAATTGGATATGTAAGGGTGTCAACAAATGACCAAAATACGGATCTTCAGAGGCAAGCGCTCGAACGCGCAGGATGTGAACAAATTTTCGAAGAAAAAATGAGCGGAACAGTGGCAAACCGGCCAGCACTCAAAAAACTTCTTAAGGCACTGAATGAGGCGGATTCGCTGGTGGTTTGGAAGCCGGATCGCCTCGGGCGAAGCATGCGTAATCTGGTGCTACTGGTTGACGAACTCCGTCAGCGGGGCATTCACTTTAAGAGCCTAACTGACAGCATTGACACCTCAAGTTCGATGGGGCATTTCATTTTTCATATTATGTCAGCTCTAGCAGAAACGGAGGGGGAGTTGATAGTGGAACGCACTCGGGAGGGTTTGGCGGTTGCGAGGAAAAAGGGGCGGATCGGCGGCAGGCGTCCGAAGTTAACTGCTGAACAATGGGCGCAGGCCGGGCGGCTCATATCAAATGGTGTTGAAAGAAAGCAGGTAGCAATAATTTATGACGTGGCAGTTTGCACGCTATAAAAAAATTTCCTGTATCTAAGCTGATTTAAGTCTTTATACGTGCCTCAGTCTTGTGACTTTCAACAATTATGATGAGAGAGTATTACAGCAGACCAAATCGGAGAAAGCATATGAGAATATAACCACAACATGACTTCTGATTATATGCCCCATTTACTGCTAGTTTTTGCTACTCTATGAGAGGTAATGCCTTTCATCTTAAGTGGATCTAAGTTAATGGAATGAATAATT